GGCCAAGAATCTCCACCTAAATTCATAGTAGTTGATATCTCACAACTAAATCTATCTTTATGTCTTTTAAGTTCATCACCTTTTTTATAAATTCTAGCATACGTATAAGCTGGGTATAATTTTAATCCAGTAATCTTTTCCATAATTGGTTGACACTTTAACATTAAAGTCTCCATAGCAGTATCCGAATAATGACAATAGGCTCCTGGTATCTGTTCGTTTTTACCTTCATAGTGGCCCATAATATTTTCATAAGGTGAAAGGTATCTAGTTTTATGACAGGTATCTAATACTTGTTTTTTCATATGAAAATAATTGTATAAAAATAAAGCTAAGTCTTTTGAAACCGCTTGACGAATAACTGTGTACTTTTTTTTTTTAAAATCCATAATTAAAACTAATACTTATCCTTTCTTGTTGTGATAAATTTGGTTCAACATAATGTGATATATAAGATGGAAACAAAAGACATAGATTTTCTTCTGGAACTTGAAACCACTCAGTTGAATTATATTCATTAAATTTTTTAGTAGTTCCATAATAATCACTTATACTATGTGGTTGTGTAAAAATTATATTACCACAATTTTTTGGAGTGCTTATATAATACACTCCAGATACAACACCTCCAAAATGTGAATGTGGTCTATTGAAAGAACCAAATTTATTTATATTAAACCAATAGTTATGAAGTTTTATTGGTTTTACTATTTCTAATTTTTTTGCAATTTCTAAAACAATTTTATTTATTTCATTAAATAAATCTTTAAAAGATTTATTCACTTGTTTAAAAGGATGACTTTGCCAACCTCCAAAATTACTTATTATTCTTCCATTATCATTAGATTTAATTTGTAATGTTTTATCTTTCAAAACATTAACATCTAAATTAAAATTTTTTTTATATAAATAAGAACTAAAAATAGGATTAAACATCTTTAGCCATTTTTTTTGGTACTGCTTGAATATTCCAATGAATAAATCTAAAAGGTTCTAGTCCAAAGTCGATTGAAAACTCATGTTCTAGATAACCGGGAAAAATAAGTAATGATCCTGGTTGGGGTCTAAAATGAACAAGATCATTTCCATTAAGAATTCCTTTAACATTAGTTTTCATGTTTAGTTTTGTTGATCTAGCACCCGTTCTTGGTTCGTGAAATATTGGAAAAGATGTTTTATCACTACACTTTAAAAAATAAAAACCTGATACGTGTTGATTCCAATGTACGTGAGCTGAATGATGTCCACCTTTTTTAGCAAACTCTTGTACCCATAATTCACTAAACATCGTAGTGTACTGTTGCATATCAAAACCTTGATGATCTAAATATTCCCAAGACTTTTGACCAATGTAATCTCTAAAGTCTCTAAAATTGTTGTCAATTGTTAATGGGTTTGAATGATAGCTTCTTCCAAAGTCTCCAAATTGTTTTATATATTTTTTAGCTTCAGAAGAATTTTTAGCAGCTTTAATATATTTATTAGTTGCTTTAGTTAATGATTTTATAAATTCTGGTTTTTGTTCTGACCAAATAGTTGTGTTAAAGTAATTATTTTTATTCATATTATTTAAATGGGTATCCAAGGTTCCACATCACCAACGAATACCTAGTTCCTTTAGTTACAGGTTTAACTCTATGCCATACAAATGATGGAAAAACAATGATACTTCCTTGAGGTAATATCTCTTTTGCTTGTCTTAAATGTTTAGCTTCTTCTCTCATATGGGGTTCGTAGTTTCTAAAATCAAACTCTAGTTCTCCACCTTCATATTCCGAACCATCGGTTAATTGACAAGTCATAGATAGCTTTCGAATTTTACCATTATCAGGACCTTTTTTTTCATAAGGTTTATCAAAAGAATCGCAGTGCCAATCATAATATTGATTGAGTTTATATTTTGTAAATTGACAAGATTCAGATCTATCTAATTCAAAATTCCAACCAGCAGATTTATTAGCTTCATGAATATAAGGGTGTAATTCTTTATAAATCCAAGTATCATTCAACCAAACTAAATCAGAATTTCTTTTTCTTTTTATATCTTTAATTTGATCTTTAGTTAATTCTTTATCATTATAGCCACCTGTTCTTGCCATTCTTTCAGACTTAGATAACCCATATTTTATAATGTCATTACAAATCTTTGGAGGTACGGCTGATTTAAAATACCAGTAGTGATTAGATATATTCATAAGTTACAGTCTGTACAAAATTCAAACTATCTTTCTGATTATTAGTTAGGTAATACATATTAGTAGATGGAAACATTATAAACATATTGTTTTTAAGTTTTATATCGCAACTTTCACCTTTACGTCTGTTATCTTCATAGTGTATTCGAACAAAACAATCTTTAACTTTAACACCATATAGTAATGTAAAGTCTGGAGAGTTACATAAATCTACCGGATTAATATTTAATAAAGGAATTGTTGTCTCATTGGGTTTATAGATATTTCCCCACGTTGATTTGTTGACTAAAGTAATACCATACTCAAGACGAATAAAATCTCTTATATAAGTATTTAACTTATCATAAGTTTTTGAAAATTGTAATTCTTCATTATTTAAACTAGATTGTAAAATGTGATGAGATAATTCCGTTCTATCTATTTCCCAATGTTTCGGCATCGAAACATCTCCAAAATATAATGCTTGTTCTGTTAATACTTTCTTTTTCATACCACCACCATAGATAATAAATTTAAATTAGTTTGTCAAGAATTAAGAAACAATTGGATTGTTTTATTCTGGAGATACCCAGCCTGCTTCTGGGGGTATAACTTCAATAATTTCTATATCCCAAGATTGACCCGATTCATTCCAGTTGTAATGGTATTTATTAGTTACATCCGCAGTTTGTTCAGCAGTTAATGCTGGAGCGTCACCAATAGGTGATTTCCAAGAAGCTGATTCAATATGTTTTATCCACGATGCATAAGGTTTTTTATGCAAGAAAATATTGTTTGCCTCATCCCAAATAGAACCAGTGCCTGCATAGTTTCCTCTAAAAGGTGTACCATTTTTTTTGTGAGTTCCACCAAAAGTATTATAAGAAGTTTGAATCCAAAGATGAGCCGGCCAATTAGAACAATTTTCTAAATGTACTTGACCTACTAATTCTTGTTCGACACCTTTTCCATCTGTCGTATCTTTATTATCTACAACTACTACTTGTAGAACTTCATTATTTTCTGATATTTTTGCAAAATGTGCCATAATATTTTCCTATTGAAATTTGTATCTTATCATTACTATACCTGAACCACCATTTGTATTTCCTGGACTAATGCCGCCTGCGCCACCACCCGTATTAACACCACCATTTTTTGCTGTTTGTGGGTCTCCTGGATAAGATGATCCACCACCACCTTTGCCACCCACGTTTGCTCCTGGGGGTGAATCAGCACCACCTCCGCCACCTCCTGAAAAATATCTTGTTGAACCTGTTGGTCCTGGAGTTCCATAACTTGGAGCTGTTGAACCTACTAATGCATCTGCAATAAAAGAACCTATACCACCTGGACCCATAACAGAACTAGGGGGACCACCATTACCACCTGCTGCTGCAGCTCCACCACCACCACCTTGAGCATTAATTCCTGGAGGACTTGTTCCTCCGTTATTACCTTGAGGGGGACTAACTGGAGGTTGATTCCCATTTCCACCACCTCTTCCACTACCGCCTGATCCACCCGGTTGGCCGGTGTTTCCTTGTTGGTTACTGGCTGCACCTCCACCACCTGCTGATGAAATACCTAAACCACTTGATAGTTGGCCACTTGCACATATTGGTGGAGAAGGACCCGGTCCACCAGCACCTACTGCCAATGTATAATCTTGAACACTTAATGTAACTCCAGTGGTTGTAACTAAAGGAGACATTGTGGGTGATGGAATTCCTGATCCTGGATGATTAGATACTCTAAAACCTCCAGCACCTCCACCACCTGAATAACCGTAAGCACCTCCACCGCCGCCGCCTACTACTAAATAATCTACTACATTAGGATTACCCGATCCTGCGGGTGCAATAGCACTTACTGAAAGCACTCCTGTTCCAGTAAAAATATGTGTTCTAAAATTTCCTGTTTCTTTAATTGTTCCACCCGTTGCTGTAATAAACTGAGGTGTAGAACCACCAGCACCAAATCCTAAGACTTGATAACCAAAAGATTTACCTTTTCTAGTTTGTATATTTTTTGTGTTCTTACTTGAAGTAAGTTTATTTTTTATATCTCTCATATCTGAATTCCTTATGCGTCGTTAGCTGCATCAGTAGTAAAGAATATTTTAACACCTAGTACTCTTGCATCGGCACTAAAAGTATC